TCATCAGCTGCCTGAGCCGTTAAAACACGCTCGTCTTTATGCAATTGAGCAACATAACCATCGTAAGGAACACGACCTAAACCAGTTCTGTGACTATGTGTAGCCATATAAGCACCATTAACAGTACCTGCTCCATCATAACCACCTGTGTTGCCATCGTTCTTTGCGGTTCCCCAGCTAACTTTACCAATGGTAGGAACCTTGGGCAAGTGCACACTTGGTATTTTATTAATAAGATCTATTAATTTATTTATACCGCCTATCATAAAGTTTATACCGCTAATAACGCCATTAACCATATCAGCTGCTCCACGTTGAATTGCTGCAAATGCTCGTTTCATTCCACTACTAACAGTATCCCAGTTCTTCCACAATAAGATACCACCAGCAACCACAGCAGCGATTGCGAGTGCAATCCACGTACCTGGGAACAATAATAATCTAGCATTCATTATTGCTTGTGCCGCTGCGGCTAATAACATTCCTGAACGATATAATCTTATAGCCATAGTCAAACCTTTAAAGAAAGGAGTAAGAAATACTGCTGCCTTATATGCCATCAGTCCAGCAAATAATCCACCAACTAATGCTTCTACGCCATTAAAATGGTCATTAATAAAATTAACCAATTTTGATATAGCACTAAAAATAGTTTGAATTACATTCGATATTGAACTACCTTTACCTGCGCTAAACTGAGCAAAGAATTTTGAAATGATTCCACCTGCAGCCGATAATGTTGACTTAATACTAGGCCATGATTTAACAAGACCATCTGCAATTTGTTTAATTGCATCAACAATAGGTTTCGCTTTTGCTTTGAATGCAGACGAATTAACTGCAGTAATTAATTTTCTGCCAAATTCCATTGCTTTAGCAGCAGCATTACCCAAACCATTGCTAATGTTTTTGAATGTTTGGTTAAATTTACCTGCGCTAAATGCTTTATTGAATTTGGTTAATTCAGGAGTTATTTTATTAAGCATCCCCATACCCATTTGACCCATTGCATTTGAAGCATGGTTTTTAATGGCTTGGAATTGCATTAATGGTGATTGTTTCATTTTCTGAACGTTCTCAACAGAATAACCGTACTCTTTACCCAACATAGCACTTAACATTTCTGCCTGTTTCATTGGATCAGTTTCTTTTTTAATTGGCTTCAAGTATTGTTTTGAAATATCAAAACGGTTTGCTAATGAAGTAATCTGTCCACCTGCAAGTTCACGCATAGCGAACGCGGCACCTTCAAGTCCTTGTTGAGGCATTAAAGTTGCCAACTGTTCCATTGTATACATATACTTGTTAAGTTGGTCTTTGTTTTGAACTTTCTTCATTACAGACGTTAACTGTTGAGCCCATTCTGTAGGAGCATATTGTGTAGTAGATGCAAAGTCCTGAACAGCTTTATAGTATTCAGCACCTTTTTGTTGGTCGCCAACAATAATACCAAAGTTCTTTCTACCGAAATCTTGTTGAGCAGCGTTATTAAGCATTGATTCAATTGGTTGTTTAATTCTTTCTCCGACGTTCATCGCCATGTTAGCACCAAATTGTATTTTCTGAATGCTCGCTATACTTGAAATACCTGATTTCATTTTACCTAATAGACTATTACTCCTACTTAATTCCGAGTTTAAATTCTGAATTTGTCTATTAAGTCTAGCATTAGCATCAGCCAATTGATTAAATGTAGCACGTCCACGTGATTCAGTGCCCTCGGCTGTAGTATTAAAATTCCTCAAACCCTGAATATTACGCTGAATTCCGCTCCATATTCTTTGTAGAGGACTTGTAATTCTGTTAAGGGCATTTCCTATTGTTTCTGCCGTTCGTGAACTATTACGCCATAGTTCAAACGCTAATCTTGCAGCAACAAGTTTTTGTTTAACCATTTCAACAGAAATAGACATTGTCCTAAAAGCATCAGATGTCCTAACGATAGTTGGAACATCTCCGACCCATGTTTTCAATGCTTGACTAGTTAATACTATCTGTCCACGTAAGTCACTAATTACATGAGACATTAATTGGTATCCGAAAGATTGTTTTAATGATTGAGACATATATTGTCCCATTAATCTAACGTTTTGTCCTGCTTGAATAAATCCTCGTCCAACTATCCTCAGATTTTGGCCAAGCTCGTTTACTAAAAAGAAATCCCTTACAGTATTTCTAATATTAGTACCTAACATACGAACTCCCATTGAGAGTTGTTGTATAGGCTCGAGTCCTCTAAACCAGTTAAATAATGCAGAAGATCCACGTTGAATATCCCAAGTTACATTTGAAACAGCAGCGCGTAATCCATTAAAAGTTGTAGTTAAAACTTTAGCGGAAGCTTGAGCGAGCCTATTTTGAGTTGCAAAACTATATATAGCTTTAGCAATACCTTCAACTTCATACGCAAATACACGAAGAGGAGCAGGTAAGGATTGAAACGCACGAGCAAACATGCCTACTTGGTTTGTAGCACCGCCAATTCTTTGGCCTAATTGCTGATATTGTTCGGATAGTATACGCTGCTGTACAGAAGCATTTCTTATAGAGTTCCCATTTCTTGTAAAAGCATTACCCAAATTTCCAAGTCTGCTTTGCAATTCTTGAGAAGCCCTAGCTGCATTTTGAAGTGGTCTTGACATGCCATCTTGTGCTTCAAGCATGATACTTAACCTACTAAACCTTTTTGTTGCCATGGTTTACCTCCTTCCCTATACAGAGCCTTTTCGTCTTTTTCTTTTAGCCTGTTTCATAACAAATGAAGTATCATTGACCAACATATCTAAATCATTTCCGAAACGTTGTTCAGCCATGATAGATATTTTGTCAAAAGAAGGATTAAAGAAATGAGCGCCTTCATAATAATCATATCGTTGGTTTTCCTTCTTACGCCTTCTCTGTCTACGATAGTCCTTTTTATAACCGGGAGGGACAATCGCATGTCCTGCATCTACCATTCCAGCATAATAAAGAGCAGAACCGAAAACCACGTCTCGTTCACCAACATCATATACACAAAGTTTATTACCTAATTGAAATGAATCAAGTAACCTTCCTGTATGTTCCTGAGTTCTAATCATAGCATTATCTTGAAGTATAAATAAACCTTCCTCTGCAACTTGGTGCATGGTGGCTAACATAGCATCAAAACCACTATGTCCTATAGTAGCTAAATGAGTTGTAAAATCTCTAAATTCTTTAGAGTTAGTCCTAAAATAAATAGGTCCTGGCATTATTACTCACCATACTCTTTAAAAGGTTTTTTATAGACATCAATTAATGCACTGATAGCAAAGTTAACTTCATTACCTAATTGACCTGCAGTTTGTACTTCCCTATTGACGTACCAATGACTTATTAACATTAAAGCACAAATAGTTAAATCAGTAGGTATATCATCTCTTACAGGCCATTCATCTGTTATATTATAGCCTAGAACTTGTTGGATATATGATACAGCACCATAAATAAGCACTTGAACTAATGAATCTTCATCATCATAATCTATTTTAAGAAAATCTTTGACAAAGGTTAAATCTAATTCAGTGATTTTTTTGTCGTTTATCTGTGCGGTCATTATTCTTCACCAACTTTTTTACTAGCCTTAACAACCTTGGGTTGTTTAACAACTACCTCTTCAACGTAGTTTGCATTAATTAGATCTTTTGCATGAGCATCTTTTACTTCAATTTCTTCACCAACGTTAACTAGTCTTTCTTTTTCGTGGTAATAGAAGTTTTGTTTTACTTTAACCTTCAATATTCACACCTCCAATTTTATGTATTAAACGAACCCAATACTGGTATGGCTTCAAAAGTTTATTTTTATAATAAAATCAACATTTTATATTTGACATTATGGGAGATTGAGTGGGAATCGAACCCATACTGCCTTCTTGTTTCGACGCATCTACTAAAAGATGGAGTGCTACCATTACACTACTCAAACATAATACGGGTGACAGGACTCGAACCTACAACCCCTCCGTCCCAAACGGAGTGCTCTACCATTGAGCTACACCCATGAATTGACCTATCCTGGTCCGCTTCCTAGAGAGGCGTGATAGGTTCTATTAGATCTTCCATTTTAAAGGTAATGGAGAACCCGGCAGTTGTTCCTAAGGTGCATCCACACAGTCAGCTGCCATAAAAGTCCACATCGACATTGAGGTTTATACCTTACATTAGATATGTGTATTGTAAAGCAATTTGTAAACCAAAAATAAGCAAAAAAAATAATGGGACTCCCGAAGGAATCCCCAATTATAATTAAGCATGAACTTGCAAGAATTTAGCAGCGTCAGGATTTAGAACTTTACCATCGAAGTAACCGTCAAGTAACAACAGGTGAGAACCACGAAGTGCTTGAGTAGTATCTCCGAAGATATGTTGCATGTTCAATCCACGTTTAGTCATAGTAGCATATGCTTCATAGAAGTTAGCCATTAATACAGCTTTAGCACCTGCTGCAAGGTCAGGCATAGCATCAGTGATTAATACAGGAAGTCCGAACAAACGGTATCCAGCAGACTCAGATGTAATATCACGGATGAAGTAGTATTGATTCATAGCATCTTTCAATTTAACAAGAGTATTGAAAGTAGCACGAGACATTACGAATACAGCTCCAGCTTGGTAGTCTGGGTGAATGCTGTTATAAAGATCTAATAGGTCGTCAGTTCCAACAACACCAGCAGCAGCTGAAGTAACAGAAGCGATAGAAGAAGTTAACATACCTTCAAATTGGTTGTTAGCATCGCCAGTTCCTTGAAGAATGTTACGGTCAAGAGTCATACCAAGACGACGAGAAAGAAGATTAATAGAATAACCAACTACGTCAATACCAGAATCATTGATGATGTGTTGAGATAACTCAATAGCAGTACCAGCACGTTTTTGAGTTAAACGAACTTTGTCCATTGAGAAGTCATCTGGAGTAAGGTCAGTTAATTCTCCGACGAATCCAGCAGCACCAATAGTTTGTTCACGAAGGATCTCAAGAACCCCAGCGATTGGTGAGAAATTACGAGTACGAGAGAAGATTGGTGCAACCTCGAACAATTTCTCAACGATTAAATTAGATAGATTAGTAGGTACAGTTAAAGAACCAGGAGCAGCAGCTGCAGTTACAGGTTGGTCTGCACGGATCTCACGAAGTTCTTCACCTTCTTGTTTACGAAGGAACTGTTCTACGGCACGTTTTTCATAAGCTAAATCTTTTTCCACTTCACGTACCTCCTCAGGTTTTTCAACTACAATCACGTCTTCTTTAGAACGCGATTCAGCAAGTTTGATTGCTTTATCTAGGCCAGCAACTTCGCCTTGTAGACGTGCAACTTCTGCATCTTCTGCTTCAGTTAGTCCACGAACTTCAGTTTCAACTGATTGAGCAATTTTATCTAGCTCATCTAGAGCAGCATTACGCTTTTCGATTAATGCTTTTAAATTCATTATTTATTTCCTCCAATTATTTGTATTGATTAATAAAGTCACGGATTTTTGAAGCAGCATTATTATCCTCTTGTGGAGTAGAAACATCAACTTGAGGATCTACAACTACATCTAACCCGTCACCATCAGGGTCATTTTCTGGGTCAATATCATTGTCCCCATCATTGTCTGGGTCAATTACTTGTTCAGGATCTTGTTCAGTATCATCTACTACATCAACTTCAATAGCAGGATCTACAGGAACAGGATCTTGTGCAGGATCTTGTTGTTCAGCAATTTTCATGTTGCTTGACAACATTTCAAATATTTTTTTAGCAATTGCTTCAATATCAGCATCTGAACGGATTTCAATAGTTCGAAGATTTAGTTCTTCAGTTGGAACCTCATCCTCAACTAAATCAATTCCACGAGCTGAAATAGATGAAGAAGCATATGCAGGATCTCTTACAACTGATACTTCAAATAATTCAAGGTCGCTTACAGTGCGTTCAAAATAGTCGCCCATATTACGCCAAGAATCTTTAATAGCCCTAAATCCAAAAGACATATTTTGTAAAATACCATCTTTAATTAATTGGTAGTAATCTTTACCCCAAGATGTAGGACTAATAGTAGCAGTCATATGCAACCCTTGTTCATCCTCCCTGAGTTCCAATGAACCGTTTCGAGTAGAAGCAAGGATTTTATTTTTATCGTGTTCAGCATAGAAATGAATTTCTTTTGCCTTTTCAATAGCACGTTGCCAAACTCCCGGTTTAATAACTTCCTTAAACCTTGATTCACGACCTAACATTTCACTATACTGATTAGTTTTATTTACATAACCAGATACAGTTAGGCTTCCATCATCGTTTGTTTCCATGCTCGCTTGATTTACACGAAGTTCCATTTTCATTCGCTAAACACCTCCTATGACTTATTATTAGAAGCGCTCGGCTTCGACTGGCCTTTCGCCTTATCATTATTTTGAGGTTTTTGTTGCGGAGCATTTTTAGCAGGTAGTGGTTTCATATTTGGACCAGAACCTTGTTGGTTCATATTTACAGGACCTTCATCAAGATCTGCACTACCTTGCATATTAGGAACAAACATATCATGAGTTTTAGGATTATAAAGTATATTACCTAACGACCACATAAAGTAATCATCATCTAACTTGTGCATATCAAATTTAGCACGAGTCTCATTTAATGATACGTATCCTGCTTTTAGTGCAATTCCTGCAGCCTCAGCACGTTCCTTCTCAGTAGTACGAAGAATTTCAGTTGTATCAAATCTGAAATAATATCCTTCTTCTTTTTCTGTTTCCAATAAAAGTGATTTATCTAATGCTGATTCAATCGCCGCAATTATTGGTGAAAGAGTATATTGAAGGAAGTATAAGTTATTTTGTTCGTTAGAAGCATATTTATTAGCATCTGCATTAATCATACTTTCAGGTATATTAAATAAACGAGCAATTTCAGAGATTGTTACTTTTCTTCCATCTACCAATTGCATATCATTTGGTTTAATTGAAATAGGTTTATATTCTAAACCTTCTTCTAATATAACTGTTTTACCACTGTTTTTTGAACCACTGTATAGTGATTCCCAACCAGCTCGTAATCTAGTAATCGCTTTTTCAGATAAACGATTAACTGTTTCAATTACACCAATTGGCAACGCTCCATTTTTAAGAATGTTTGAAGTGTATTCAATTTCATTAAGAGCAAGACCTAAAATATCTGTACCTGATTGTAATACTCCTTCAGATGATACACCATCTTCAGAGTCCTTAAGAACCATCATTAGCTCAATAGGTTTAAATATTCGTTGTTTTTGTTTACCATTATTTCCATAAGTTGTTAAAACAATATCAGCATCCCATTTATAACCATCTTGGAGATATCTTGTTACTTGAACATATTTCATGTCTAAAGGGTTGAGTTCAATAACATTATTCCTTGCAGTTTCCTTTTTAATATAACTTACACCATAGAATAAATAATCTTTTGCTATTCTTTTCTTTAAGTTATATCCATTCAATAATGTATTAGGTTCATTATTTAAAAGGTATATCCGCCTGTCATTAGGAACTCTTTCAACTTCACCTTTATCATTTTCTTTATAAAGGTATACAGGAAGTTGTGCTATAGAACCTGTTATTAGTTCAACACAAGCAACTACTGATGGTATTTTTAAAGCCTGGTCTTCAGAAACGGGGGTTGCAACATTAAACGTTGAGAATATAGCACCATTGTGATAAGTTCCACCGTAGTTAACTATTCCACGTTCTTCAACATCAGTATCTTTTAGTTTTTTACGCCAACCATCAAATAATCCCACGTACTTCCTCCTTCCTATAAAAAGATGAATCCTAAATCACGGTCTTCATCATCTTCATGGTCATATACACTAAGTCCGTCTTGGATTTCTTGATTCCAAAGAACCATAGCGTTTATTGTAGCAGCGACCATATCGATTTTACCTACAGATTTTTTCTTGTTGATATAACTGTTTAACATGTTATCATGTACTTCACGAGCATTACTAAAGTTGATTTCATAAAGACGATTGTTCTCATACTCGAACTGTTCCTTTAATACAACCTCTTTTAATAGTTTAGTCGCTGGATGAAGGACACTTGAGTGTTGCTTAATTTCGACAACCTCGAGTCCTTCCTCATACCATCTATTAACAGAAGATATAGCATTATATTTATCATAGCCAATTCCTTTAATATTTACGCCATATTCTTTAGATAATGATAAAACAAAGTCCTCAACAAACTTGTATGATATTATTCTATCACCACAAGGATAACAAAAACCTTCTCTAGTGAAGAGCCAATAGTCAACTTTCTCAAGTTTTGACTTGTTTTCAACGTTATCTTGAGGTAAAAACGCCCATGACTTGGCATAAAATTTTTGTTTTATTGAATCATAATGAACCATTGTAACTGCTGTGTTATCAGTAGATATTGATAAGTCAACACCAATAAATACATCTTTACCATGCCAATCAAATGGTTCTGTACGACGGCACTTTATTAAGTCATCAGTAGAAATATATACTTCTGAATCATCACCGTCTACGAAGATATTCATATGCTTTGTTAAAAAGTTTTTACGCGAGCTTGGCATTTCAATTGCCGTCTTACGTTGTTTAACTAAGTAATCAAAGTTTTCTTTAATATCAACAATTAGTGGATTTGCTTCAATCAGAGATTTATCGCTCATCCAATCTTTTGGGTCATCAGGTTTATATAATAGAGCGAAAGTAGTTTCATCATCTATTAAACCATCAAGTACTTTTTCACAATACTCGATTTCTTCTGTCATTGGATTATTCAGGGATTCATACGCTGTACTTATAAGTATTCCTGTACGGTTAATCATATTCATCTGTGAAGACTGCATGGCATCAATTGGATAACGAGATCTTAATGCACCAACTTCGTCAGCCACAAATACGTTAGCTTTACGACCATCCATACGGTTTTCAGAAGTTGCAAGAGGAATAAATTTAGATTTAGTAACCTTACAACGTGTCTCTGCACGAGTTGTTTCAAAATATTTCAATAGATAAGGAGAAGACTGAATCATTTGTTCAAGTTCCTTCTTAACGATTGAAGATAATTCACGGTCAGGAGCTACAGAATAAAATTCCGAGAACTGTGGTTCAATTAATAATAGGATAATAAAAATTAAACCTACTAAGAATGATTTACCAGATTTACGGGCAATCAATAATACTGAACGTTCGTATCTACGCTTCTCATGTCTATCTTTATGTTTCCAACACAAAGCATTTAATATGAAATACCACTGAAATCCTGCCAAAGCGTCATGAGTTGGTTTACCAACTGCTGGGCCTGATGCCATATTAATGAGTTTAGTTAGATTTGTAATCTTTTCGACTTCATCCAAGTCGAGGAAATATTTAAAATCCTCTTCATCTTGTCGGTCAATATCATCAATAAACTTTTTACATTCTTTTTTGATATACTTACCAGCTATGACTCTGCCTTCAACGACACTAAGCGCATACTGATAAGCCATATGCTCTTTAATGTCCATCGAGACAGTCACCCCTTAAAGTATGTAAAGGTGTTATTTTGCTCCACCTTGTAATATTTGAAGTAATGGGTCCTCTTGTTTCTCTTTTTCCTCGACTTTTTTGCCTGCAAGTGCAGCTCGTGAGGAAGGTGAAAGACCCAGCTGATTTGCTAAAGAGCGGAATTGGTTCAGATAAGCCATTTTAATCTTAATATAAGGGTTCTCAATAACATTTTCATGACCATAACGGTCTGTTCGTGTTATTACAAGTCCTTCTTCATTAAGATGCTCATCACAATCTCTGATTTTACTCAAAGAATCAGCAGTTTGTTCAAGAACAGGTATATCCAAATTTGATAAAAGACCCGAAATCTCGAGTTCTGATACCAAATATTCATAATAAACCTTTGCTAATTCATCAAGGTGTTCAGGAACAATAGCAACTTTATCTGTACCACCCAACAATTGCTGTTCAATTGATTCTCTAACAGCTAATTGTTCTTTCGTTTCAGACTTACCGGCTTTAAGAGAGGCTGGTTTTCTGGCTCTTGCCATACAATCACCTCATCTAATTTCAAAATCTAATTTATCACTTGTACCTAATTGTAGGTTACAGGTTTTACATAGAGTTAAAATATTTCTTTCATCATAAACTAATTCAGGATAGTTCTTTCTTGATTTAATATGATGTGCCTGAAGTTCAGACGAGTTAAATCTATTATATTTATATAAGCATCTTTGACACAAATATTTGTCTCTTGCTAATACATGCTTACGTAGTTTAGTCCATTTTGTGGTTTTTAATGGATTGTTCTTCTCATTTCTTTGGTACTCTCTCATGTAATCACGTTTTGCTTTCTTTTTGCAATCACATTTTGTACCTTCAGGAATCACTTTGCCGCATGAGCAAATTTTCTTCCTGCCAATCATTCATCTTCACCTTCATAATCTTCTTCAAAGTAAACTGTATTATCAGCAGGTTTACCACAATATGAACATTCAGCTACATAATCAGAACCTCTTTTAATAACTATAATTTCTGAGTTACAGTTATCACAAGTTTTAGCTTTCATGTTATATTGCCTCCTCAGTAAAGGTTTAACCTTTACATTAGATATGTGCATTAATGAGATAATTGTAAACCAACTTTATAAAAATACTTAAAAAAACAGAGGAATTATAATTCCCCTGCTAACGATTTTTGTAAAGCATATCCTTCTAACTTCCATAATTGGTCTTCAATATCTCTCATAGCATATTCATAACCTAATACTTCGTTATAGTTATTAGGATCTACACAAGACGCTTGCCCAATTAATACAAAGCCATTTTTTAATTGAACTGCTACAATACACATTTTTCCAAATACTCTATGAGTGACTGCAACAGAAGCTTCCTCTAATATCATATTAATTTGGTTCTGAGTAATCTTATTCACCTTTTACTTCCTCCATAAATTCTATTTCACTTACTTTTATAGACACTGTATTGAAAATTGCAAACCCTT